TTGTCTATCATTGAGGAGGAGTATTTCGGATGCATTACGACTGATAATTTAGAACAATTTATCGGTCGTAGGTGGGATGAGGAAAGTAGGAAATATAGGAATGTTATTAAAAGAAATAAATATTGTAGAGTGCGTTCATTTCAAAAGGATGAAACTTACCCAAAATATAAACCTGCGCGTGCAATCAATTCCCGTACGGATCAATTTAAAGTTCGTACTGGTCCTATTTTTAAATTAATTGAGAAAGAATTGTTTGCTTTACCCTGGTTTATTAAACATACACCTTGTGATGAACGTGCCGAAGAGATAAAGAGAGAACTATTTCAAGAAGGTGCTACTATTATAGGCACAGATTATACTGCTTATGAATCATTATTCAGATTGAGATTTATGCAGATGTGTGAGTTTAAATTGTATAAATATATGACTCAACATTTGGAGGATCAAGAGTGGTATAATATTGTCTCTCGAGTTCTAGGTGGTACTAATTCCTGTTACTTTCCTGGTAAGTTTATTATGAATGTGCAAGCTACTCGAATGTCTGGTGAAATGTGCACTTCATTAGGAAATTCTTTTTCGAATTTGATGGCCATGTTGTTTGTTGCTAAACAGAAAGGTTATTTAGATAGCATTAAAGGTAGAGTTGAAGGCGATGATGGTATATTTACATTTTATGGCCCGTCGCCTACTCCTGAAGATTTTGCTAAACTTGGAATGATTATTAAAATAGATAAATATGAATCTCTGACTGAGGGTTCATTTTGTGGTATTATTGCTGATGAGAAGGAAATGATTAATGTTACCGATCCGATTAACACGATGTTAGATTTCGGTTGGACTTCCCGCCAATATGTTGATGCCACAATAAAGAAGAAGAAACAATTATTGCGTTCCAAAGCCCTTTCTTTAGCTTATCAATATCCTGGCTGTCCAATTCTTGGAAGTTTAGCTAGGTACGGTTTACGTATAACCGAGGGTAGCCGGTTTTATACTGGAGATATGTGCGAATATGAGAAAGATCAATTTTACGCATTGCGACGAAAATTTAACAATAGAATACCGCAACGTGAAGTTGGTCATATGACACGACTGCTCGTAGAGAAAAGGTATGGTATTACTGTAGAGGATCAAATCCGAATAGAGACTTATTTGGACAGTAAGAATGATTTGAGTCCTCTTGATTTAGATGCAATTTTGTCCAATTGTCCTTATGATTCACTTCATTATTATGATAGGTATGCGCTTACATTTTCAATAAAGCATACTCAGTCGTTCATGGATTGTCCATTTTTAGACAATTATTGCATAGAGAAATTAAAACATTGTGGTTTTGATAAATATGAATACTGTACGGAAAACGAATATGACGAGGAAACAACGTCGTGCACGAAGGCGTGGTGGAAACCGAAGATTAAAGAAAGAGAAAATAGTGATTGTTCGGCCACCAAGGAGAATGCGACAAAGGAGAAGAGTTAATAAACCAAGTAATGGCATAGGGGACCTTATTGAAAGTGGGCTTTCTTGGCTCTTCAATAAGGGTCTTGGTGCTTTGGTTTCAGGATTTGGAGATTATAAAGTTGAAAACAATAGTTTGATGACTGGAGGTTTGGACCCGCCGACTATTGTGAACACTGTGAATAATGGGAATGTTATTATACGACATCGAGAATATCTTATGGATATCTCTGCTACGACAACATTCACCATACAAGCTTTGTCTTTGAACCCTGGTTTGATCTCTACTTTTCCATGGCTGTCAGCTATTGCTTCGCACTTTGAGCAATATAAGTTTAGGGGGATACTGTTTGAATTTAAGAGCTTGTCGTCTGATTCTGTTCTTTCTTCTGCGACGAGTTCTGCATTAGGTAGTGTTATAATGGCAACTCAGTATAACGCTTTGAATCCAGCGTTCCCTGATAAATTTACCATGGAGAATTATGAATTTGCTAATTCTTCTAAGCCTTCAATCTCATTTATACATCCGGTGGAGTGTGCTAGACGTGACACTTCACTTACAGAATTGTACGTTAGGGATGAAGCCGCACCTAGCGGCTCGGATTTAAGACTATTTGATCTAGGAAACTTTTATATAGCAACCGTAGGGATGCAAGCGGCGTCCGGAGTTGCTGGAGAGTTATGGTGTACTTATGAAGTAGAGTTGATTAAGCCCAAGATTTCGAATCCAATTGGTGCTATCATTTCTACTGACCATTTTCAATTGTCATCGAGCGCTACTAATGCTGCTCCTTTCACTGCAAATAAAGCAGGAACTTTTAATACTTTAGGCGGTACTTTAGGTACGAATTTTTATGTATTCCCTGGTACCGTAGTCGATGGAGTATTTGTTTTGTGGTGGAATTTGGTTGGTAATTCAACCGCTACGGCGGCGCCGACTTTAGTGTTGACTAATTGTATTGCCTATAATTTGTTAGATTTAGGCACGAAGAATGGTTTAAGTACCGTAGGGACATCCACACAGTTTATACAAATGGTGATCGTTCAGATTACTGGTGTTAATGCTGCGATTAGTGGTTTTGGTACTGGCACTTTACCTGCCAGCCCTACGTATGGAGATTTGGTTGTTTCAGAGATTCCTTCTAATTTGACTGTTCTTAATGAACAGCCAATTACTATAGAGAATCCTCAACCAATTTCAACGCAAGTGGATATAGATTCTTTAATACACAGAATGCAAACTATGGGTTTGCTCCCTTGTCGTTATTGATAATGATACTAGATCAATACATATAGATAATAAATAGTAATCCGCTTGGGGCC